CCCAGTGGCTATCGGGCAAACCAAAGCAAACCCGATGTAGATAACCGAGCATCTACACCGGGATAGGGTTTAGTTATATTAAACTGTAACAGACCAGTAATCATATTTCGATTATAAATCGATTACTATGCTCTTTGGTATACCATTCTCATATCGAACAGTTGCATTTATACTCTTAATGTATGATTCGGGTTCCTTCGGTTCTTCTGTCGGGTATTCGAACCCATCATATCTAGGCCGACCATAGCCGGCGATCTTATCGGCTTCTATTCCATACCATCTGCGTTCAACTGAATCATTGGCGTTGCCCTCGATAGTAATAATTTTATAATCTTCTATAGCTTCAACGATTCCGACATGGTAAATGCCATCGGAATTAGCAAAGAAAATAATATCTCCTACTTCTGGATCAGAATAAAACGCGTTTGCGTTCTTGAAATACTGCGCCATTAACGATGCTGATGCAGAATAGTTATTATAAGATGGCTGATACAGGAAATACTGTGCATCATACTTTTTGGCTTCATCGTCGCGATCTTCCGGAATAGATGCTTCGAGAAAAATATCATCGATGAATGTTCCGCACCAAGCCACATTTTGTTTTTTCTGCGGTGCGAAGTAATCGCAATTATCTAATCGTTCCGCAAAAATAGTCCAGTTGTTTGGCCCTTCTTTGTACCCGATGTAAGATCGTGCCACATCGAGAACATCTTTTGTATACATCGAACCCATAATTTACTCCTTATCAATCTTTTCAATTAAACGAGTGAGTGCTAGTGTGTTGTTTTCAATGGCTTTCGTCATATTAGCTACTTCTTCTTTGTGTTCCTGTCGCATGGCTTCGAGCTGTTTCTGGTTCTGTTCGTATTGCCACTTAACAAAGTAAGCACAACCGACTGCGGCCACGATCGGAAAACCAACGGCGGAAATAATCTGTACTATATCGTTCATTGTCCTATACCTCCTTCCTTCGATTGTATAATTTATTTTTAACACTTTCAATATATGTCATATGCGATTTCTGAATCTTGATGGTATAATCAGCCGGGATCAATGCGATATTAGATGCGGTTAATATGCGTTCTCCGTTGAACTCGATATAATGCGGTTTATCATTATTATAATGTGGTGTGAGTTTACCGGACATGGGAATAGATAAACCATCGTGTAAAGCATCGAACCCATGTTCCGTGAAATACTTCTGTCCAACTTCTTTAGCAACACCAGATATAGTGGCTTTGATGGTCTTACCATTATCATAGGAATAGATATAACATTTAGAGCGCAAACACTTAAAATCAGTATATGTTTTTTCCTGATCGTATACACCAATATAAAAAGCTTCTCCATCTTTATTATATGCAACTGCTTTATTACTTCTGGCGTTCTCTATAAGTGATTCGTTTAATTTCTTGAACGCTTCTTCATGATCTCCGATGTACTTAACCGAATCCGTGTCGATGTACACGAGATCGGATCCGACAAGCTCGCAACCCATGTGCAATACAAAACGCGCCCAAGCTGTGATCCATACGCCGTGCTGATAACTGAGGAATGAAGATCTCGTGCTATAGAATTTTTCTAATTGCGCCTGTAATGGTTTCTTCACTTCTACATATTCGCCGTCGATATATTCATACTCGATGCGATCCAGACGTTGAACACACATTCCATAACACGCATTAAGCAGACCTTTGTACCGGCTGTAGTTGTATGTATTATCGGGTTGTTCCGGTGTGTCCTCTAATCCCTTTAATTGTGTCTTTTGCTTATAATAATCAAAGCATACATTTCTCAACTCTTTGGGTAATTTTCCGCGTGTGCTTCTATATGCTTCTATCACTTCCACGCGCTTATATTTATAATCTTTTAAGATTAGCATCAAATCGATATCAGTTAATGTCATTTGCGCGAATGTAGGACACTTAACGATTCGGCCGTTATCTTCTGTGATTAGCTTTTCATCGCATACGCGTATAAATGTCTTATCGCGTGAAATATAAGGAACTCCACAAGTTCCGATGTACTCGAAATCGAATAATCGGATCGTAACCAGTAGACAATATTTCTTAATGATAGAATTAAAATCTCTTATCAAGGTGTTTAAATTTGCCATCTTTTCAAACTTACCTATGGGATAGGTTTTAGTAAGGATCCATGCCGGATAAGATGAAGTTATATCCCATGATTTAACATTATGTAAATGCTCGTTAGTGTGTAATGCGTTCGCGTGCGTATTACCGCCACGGAACGCCAGACGGCACATCTTATAAAGATGTTCATCTAGCTGTGCATCGATAAATGCTTTATGATTTTTTGGGTTCTTCCGCATTTCCAGTCTGGCATCTTTTCTAACATATCCTGTCGATGTAACCGGGATATTCGCCAGATTATACTTCTTTTCGCGCTCTAACTTATCTCTTAAGGCTTCGTTAAGGCCTTTGACATCGTTATAACAATATGCAAGTTCATTATCAGTTAAAGGTGTTTTAGGCGTTCTTACTTTGTTATAATCAAGTTCGCCTTTGAGCTTTTCATGTGGCATGCCTTTAGTGAATGATGCAAGCGATCTGTTAGTAAGCCTGTATGAGCATCTGTAAGTAAAACCTTTATCTGTCGGGATAATTAAAGGTGAATATTTATCTGTTATCATCGGGTTTATGATCTCCCCGATGAAATAACGGCAAAACTGAAATTCAAAATTCAGATTATGAACATAAATAACGAGTGAACGGCCTGTTATAGCACCTTCACTTTTAAATATTTCAAGTTCTAAAGCCCTTGAAAGAATATCCATAAATTCGATATATTCTTCCCATGTTCTCCCCATGAATACATAATCCTCAATCGCGAATTGCCAATTATACATAATTGCGAATGGTTCTTCAGCGGTCAAAATGGTAGATGTTTCGATGTCGAACGATGAAACAAGATCCAGATATGATACGCGGTCGAGAGTCTTACCTCTTTTCGAATGAATCGGGCAATCTTTAAATATTTCAAAAGGAAAATTCTTATAATCAAACACCGGTGCATCTTCTCCGCTAGGCATCTTGATATAGAATTTCGGATCCGCCTGATATAAAGATAATTTTTTATCGAGCTTGTTTTCTTCGTTTGCGTAATAGGTATTAAGTAACATATAGAATCAGACCTCAATTTTTTATATTTCATAACTTAATATCGCGAGCATCAAATTGCCATGCTAACCATTCTTCGAAATCATCTCTCCAAATATCCAAACTATATATAAAAGATGGAGAAAATATTTCTGGGTTTTCGGGATCGTACATCATTTGATGCGTTGAATCATCATAAAATTGATGTTCATCTTCTCCATATTGAAATTTTAAATAAGCATCAATATATTGTAACTGTTCATTAGGCGATAATTGATAATAACGCGATGCATAATCTATTAACGGCATATCCCCTTCGTCATCGGTTAAAAGATCCGCGAGCGATGATAAATTAAATAATTCGTGTTCGGAATAATCATCTTCTAATCCTTCCACTTCGAACAGTTCTTCAAACTCTGTAATGGGTTCTTCAGATGCCGGCGGAATCGTCGGCTGTTCGGGTGCTTCATCGGGTGGCAGAACTTCGAAAGGTTCTTCAGTTTCGAGCCTTGCCCTTCTTTTCCATCGTGCGATCGTTCGCTCTGATACATTATAGGCCTTTGCGAGATCCTTATTCGTTCCATATTCGATAAGGATCTGTGCGCCCGGATAAGTGGTTTTCTTCTGGCGTGATGGTATTTCCGCGCCCTGTTCCTTGGCCTTCTGTAACCATCTATAGGCGGTTCGCTCTGATACTCCGTATTTCTTCGCGAGCTGTTTTCTGGTGCCTTTAAAATTAACCAATGTAGAAGTACGCGGTCGCGTCGGCTTCTTAACCTTCGCGCCTGTTTCCTTCTTGGCTTTATCCTTCCATCGATAGATGGTGCGCTCTGATACGCCGTATATATTAGCAAGTTCTTTGTTAGTACCAACTTCATTAAGTATAAAAGTGCCGGGATAATTAGCCATGATTTATTTCTTCTTTTCTTTTTTATTTAATTCTTTAAGGTTATCATTTATAACCCATTTATTATAGTGTAAACAATTCATACAAGGTTCTGCTGTAACCTTCTTATAAAGATGTTTACAGGAACCGCAACATTTAATCTGTTCCATCGTTCTTTCCCTCTGCTTCATCGATAAGATATGAAAGATTAGCGATAAATTCGACTAATGCATCGTGCTTGGCATTAAGTTTCATAAGATCTTCTAACCTCTCCTGTTTAAGTTCCTTTAATTCCGAGATAAGCTGTTCTTTAGTAAGCATTTTAATCACTCCTCAGTAGTACATAATAATTTAGCCGTTAAGTGTTTGTATTCTCTTAAATCTTTACGCATTGTTATACAATGTTTAAGCGTTACATCATAATAACGAGTTGGTGAGATTTTCATGCAAGCTGTATGAGTAAAACTATTTACAAATACTGTTCCGTTCTCCATTTCTTCAAATGATTTCAACATAATTAAACCTCAATAAAGCATCTTTAAAAGTGTTAAGAGATCCACTTTCGTATTGTAATCCTGATAATTCATCTTCTCGGATCCGATAGCGAGTTTAAGCTGTACACCGTAAAGCCTATAGAAGATCGGAAAATTATCTTTAGTTCGGAACCGCTTTACATTTACCGCCGGGATAGAACACGCATAATATAAAACTTCTGATTTGTGTTTATAGATGTATATATCATCAACACAATACATCGGGATATATTCGCTTATATTAACCTTCTTAACGCCTGTAAAGGAATCATTAACAAAGTTATTGTCGAGAGCTTCTTTCTGGAATAGAGCGCCCTCTGTGGCCTGATATAATGCGGTTTTCTTCTTTTCCTCTGATACTTCAGAGAAAGGCAATTCTATTCTAACTCTACCATTATTCACAACAGCGGTTCTCTGTCCTGTCTTTTGCATATTCTCAATAACAGGAATTAAATTAAAACCTCTTAAAATAGGATTACCGAGCCTTTGCGCGTTAGATAAACATACAACTTTAAAAGGATCTTCACCGATAAATTCGCGGTTTCTGTTAATAGTTTCATAATGTCTGGTGAACGCTTTAAATTGGTCGAATTGAAATGTTTTATTTTCGATAAATTCGTCGAAGATCTCAAAAACGCAATCACTTAAATCTACACCGCGAAGATTTTCGAAGGTGGAGAGATTAGCGCCATATCCTTGTATTTTAAATTCATCGCCTTGCAATTCAGTAATAACAGCGTGTGATTTTTCCATCTTCATAAACAGATCGCGATTATTATCAGCGTTCCACTTTTTAAAAGGGTTCCCGAATGTTCCGCATGATTCCTGTAACTGTTCTTTGGTATTTCGAAGATAGATAAATTTTCCGGCAAATGACGATACAGCGCGATCGATCGCGCTGTATGTCTTACCTATTCCGTAACCACCAATAATAAAATTAAAGGCGCGGAGTTTATCGTTATCCGGGATCTTATACCACTTAACCATATCAGTTAAAAGGCGCGAAAATGTCCGCAACTGTCGGCATCTGTGGCTGTGCGCTTGCCGGTGTGAAGTTATCCTGTGCCGGTTCGAACTTGGGTTCTTCCTTGGGTGCTTCTTCCTTCTTCTGTGCTTTGGAAAGGAATGTTACAGCATCGCCAGTAAGCTGAATATATGAACCCTTCTCATTCTTTACATATGAGATCGAACCCATAACGGAGATAAGATCTCCCTTATCGCAATACTTTGCGATATTCTCTGCGAGCTTATCCCAAAGAAGGAAAGAAAGAAACTGTACATCATCTTTCTTAACGCCCTTAACAGCAATAGACGGATAAGCATAAGTCTTGCCGTTCTTTGTCTGCTTCACTTCCGGCTTTGCCGTGAGGTGTCCTGTGATTGTGAAATTGTTGCTTGCCTGTACCATTGTTCAGACCTCCATAAATAAAATTTTGAGGTTGACAGGCTAAAAGTAATACTTGTAAGAAACACGAACCTTGAAAATATTAAATTGTAATAGTAAGAAAGTCTGCCAACCTCTGACATAATATAAGCATATATCTGATTATAAATCAAGCCTAATTGTAAAATTTTTTCAAATGAAAACTTGATTTTTATTTTCATTTTCATATAATGAAATTGGGTTGTCATAGTTTAGCGCCCGGTCAAGCCCGGAAGGGTGGCGCTGTCTGACCAACCATTTGACAACCCTAAACCAAATAATAAGAGGTCTGATTATGATATTGGAAGATTTTAACGCTTTAAGCGATGAACAGAAAACAGCTTATCTGTCCGGCATAGAATCGGATCAGAAGAAGATAGAAGATCTAACAGCAGAGCGCGACAGCTTCAAAACAGAAAATGATTCCTTGCGTTCACAGTTAGAACAGAATAATAAAGAATTGAAAGCCACGAAAGAATTAAATTTCACAATGGCTCGAAAGATAAATGTTGGATCTAAAGAAGATCCGGAAACAGCACTTTTTAATTTTATGAAAGGATACAAACAAAATGGATACTAATCAGATTTATTCAGTTGTTAACGATGCTATTGCACAGGCCATCGGCGAAGATAGTATCGCAAGTCTTGACACAAATAATCTTGTGTCTTATGGTTCCACCATTCTGTCAAGCTCAAGCGCGACAGAGTGCTTTTTGAATGTGTTAGCCATGAGAATCGGTCGCACCATCTACAGATTTAGAGCTTATAACAATAAATTCAAAGACATGGTAATTAGCGACATGGAATGGGGTGCAATTCTCCAGAAGTTGAGAGTTGAGATGCCCGAAGCCGAAGCGGATCCCACATTCGCTCTTACAGATGGCGAAAGTGTAGACCAGTGGAAAGTTTCAAAGCCCAAGGCACACCAGAAGCTTTTCGTATCAAGAACACCCTATATGTTCAAGATCACGATTCAGAAGTACACACTCAAAGAGGCGTTCACTTCACCCGAGGCAATGGGATCTTTTATCGCTCTTGTATTTGGAGAAGTAAGAAACGCCATCGAGCTTTCACTCGAAACACTCGGCCGTCTTACACTTTCCGTTGCTATGTCCGAAACTTCCGACAGCAATTTACAGCGTATTCACCTTGTTACCGAGTACAATACAGAATATGAACTCACGGGCGACGATGCCCTCACAGCCACAAGCGCCTTAAGAAGTGAGAGCTTTTTGCGCTTTGCGATCCGCAGAATGAATGAGATCATTGATAACATTCAGGACATGTCGGTAATGTTCTGCGATGGTGAACTTCCTACATTCACAAATAGAGAAAATATGCGCATCCGCGTTCTTTCCGGATTCCAGCGTAGACTTGAAACTTGTGTGGAATATGCATCATTCCATGAACAGTTCACCTCTATAGATGGTTCATATTCAACTATTAACTATTGGCAGAGTGAACAGACACCATCAAGCATCGACATTCTTGTTAGACCTTCTATGGGCGATCGCGTACAGATCTCCAATATTATTGCGGAGATTAACGATAGAGATGCTTTCGGAATTTATCAGTTCGACGAAGAAGTAAATACCACCGGCATAAACGCCGCCGCTCGCTACTACAACCAGTTCTGGCATGAACTTCAGAACCGCTATGTAGACACAAGCGAAAATATGGTAATCTTCATTTTAGACTAAACAATCATCCGGCATCACTCCGTAGCCGTCTTGATATCCTGTTACCCGGCCGGTGCTATTTCAGACCGTAGCACCGGCCTATTTTAAAAAACTATGATAAATATATATTTTTACAACTTCACAAAGAGATTAAATTCTACGGCGATCCCGACAGGCACCGGAGATCATTTCGAATGTTCATTCAAAGAAAATACTTCTATCCTCACACCTTCTTTGAAATTACGATTATCAAGTAAACCCGATTATAACTATTTTAAGTTTTATAATCGTTTTTATTGGATAACCGATATTATCTCATTGAATAACGATCTTTGGCAGATAACAGGCCGTGTCGATGTTCTCGGAACATATAAGCTTCATATACAGCAAACAAGCGCTTTCGTTTTATATGATTCCACAGCTAATACACAGTTACCCGACACAAGGCTTGCAATCAAAACCGATTGTGAAGTACATACAGCTTCACAAGATATGCCTTGGAATTTCAGAAGCGGTTTAGGTACATATTTAATCGCTACAACAGGAAACACCGACAAACTCGATCTTATTAACCTTGTAACACATGATGATGATAGAGTGGGAACAGGTGTTTATACTATTCCACAGAATCAGTTAAGAAAATTAGGCTTTGATATCGAAGATTGGAGAGATGTATTTCAAACTCTTTGGAATACTTTTAGCACTGAAAAGAACCGCATCAATAATACATATTTCGTTCCGGGTACCGATACGCTTGCGACGATCCAAAATTTTATATCAGGTTGGGCGTATACAGCCCAGAACGCGATCGATTATATAACCGGGTTCTTCAGACTGTTTGCATCTAATATATTGGGTTCAAGTTCCGCGCTCTCGAATGTTAAAGCTTCATACTGGTTGCCGTTTGAAATTCCATCTACAGCATTAAGAACACCCACAGCCACACACAGCGATCATTTAGCGCTTGGAAATTATACAGACATTGTTAGCGGTTTAATGGAAGTTGCGGATCCTGTTATTACATCTGTAATCACATCTGTTTCCATTCCTTGGCAGTTCACAGACTGGCGAAATGCATCATGTACCGAGATAATGTTATATATTCCGCTTATCGGTTGTATTAACATTCCTTCTGATGTAGTTAAAGGCCACGACAGTTTATCAATAAAAACTTCTTTAAATCTCTATTCCGGCGCTTTAGCTGTTGAGGTTGCATGCGACGGCGCACCGATCGGAACTTATGGATCCTCATGTTCCATGCCTATATTGATTGGAGATTCGAATATTGACACAGGTTCAATTATTAACACTTTGGGTTCCGTTGTAACTAAAAATTACATTGGTGCCGGTACTAATGCGATAATGTCATTTAATGAAATGGTTTCTTCAGTCGGTGGTCTTGGTGGTGGCGCCGGTGTGGGATTATCAAATCAGATCATTTGCATTTGCAGAACTCACAATACATCACAGGAACCGAGCGCGTTAATTAGCACGATTGGAACGCCTACGCATCAGTTAAAGACTTTATCGGGTTCCGGGTATTGCCAGTGTATGGGCGCACAGCTTAATTGCGGTTATATTGAAACAGAACCATACCCGACCAGAACGGAAATAGAAGAAGTTAATACATATCTTAATACAGGCGTTTATTTAGAATGAGGTATAAATCATGGGTAATTTTTATTCGATCGATGATGTTATGAAAAACGATGCATTAAGAGAATATTTTTCTCTTAATCCTAAAAAAGTGGATCCTAACAGCACATCTTATTTTTATTATATGGATCAGCTTTTCAGAAAGTGTATGTCTATATATGAATTTGACGGCATCCCGGAAACTTGGGATTATGACTACTTCTTATCCGTTCTTCTTTCACAGGGTTTTATATGCGTCACTGATACCGCTTTAGGCGTTATTCCTTTAAGATGCGGTTTGTCCGGAATAAATGTGTATAATCACCCTACTACATCGATTATAGCTAATCCGGTTCTTGGTAATCTCGAAAGAACCATTGACGAAGATTGTACCGTTATCAAAATGTCTTATTCTTACAGATCCGATATAATGCCAATCTGTAACAGATTCGCCACACTTCTTTCAGAATGTGATAGTTCGATTACTGTTAATCTTATGAATAGTAAAGTTGCGTTCATCGGTTTGTGTTCCTCTAAACAGGTCGCAGAATCTATGAAGTTGATGTATCAGAAGATCAGCGCCGGAGAACCGGCGGTGTTCGTCAAAGGCGATCAGATAAACGGCGATAATATTCTCTATAACCATGTTAAAGAGAATTTCATCGCCGGCGATGTGCAGATACTTAAAAGAAAGTTAATGTCCGAGTTCTTGACGGAAATAGGCGTTAATAATGCTAATACCGATAAACGCGAAAGATTGACCGATAATGAGGTCGAAGCTAACGATTCAGAAATACAGCTTAATGCCGGTTACTGGTTAGATAATATTAAGGAAGGAATCGAAAAAACAAATAAGATGTTCGGTCTTAATATCTCAGTTAAACTTAAAAATACATTCAATACGGAAGGAGAAATCGACAATGTTGACATTACAACAGCTTTATAATCTCGGAACTTCAGAAAGTGTTAATATTTTCGAGTATCTTAATCTTCCTAAAGGTTCGCCATTTGATAAGGAACTTATTATAAATACGATCCTTGTTAAGTGTGGCCTTAATATTCCGATGTATGCGGATCCGTTCACGATGCGGTCAGCGATCGACATCTGGTCTAAAAAGAACCAGTACACTTTCGAACATATCGCGAAGATCTACACAGCCGAATATTCACCCATCGAGAATACCGACAAATACGATACTATCACAGTAACACACGATAGAACGCTAACTGATAACACAACAAGTTCCAATAATAAAAATGAAAGTGTTAATAACAGATTCGATGAAGGTTCGAATACTCACAATAACGAAGTACACAGCGGAACAGACACAACCACAAATTCAGTTAGCGCCGAAAATGTGTCTGATTATCAGCCCGATAATAAAACAGAGATAGCATATGGTGAAAATGTGTCTATTGGAACTGTTACAGATCATAACTCGATCACTACAGGAACCAAGAACGCTACATCAACAGCCAATAACGATAAGAATGTTGACGAAGCGGAAAAAACCGAAACCACACAGCATACACACGGAAATATAGGTGTTACAACTAACACCACATTACAGGTCGAGGAGTACAACCTCATGGCCGATTATAACCCTTATTCATTTATTGCCGGGTTGTTTGAGAATGAATTAACACTTTGTGTTTACTAATATATAATTAAAAGAAAAGGAGTTTTTAAAATGTCTTATTTTGAATTTCCACACACCAGAGCATATGAAGGTGATCTTGGTTATATTCTTAAAACTGTTATCGAACTCGAGAAGAAATACCATGAGTTTTTCCTCGAGAATAACATCAAGTTTGCGGATCCTATCGAATGGAATATCACAACACAGTATCAGGCATACACCATTGTTGCAGATGTAACTAACGGCTTGGCTTACATCTCTAAACAGCCGGTGCCTGTTAACATTCTTCTTTCTAATACTGATTACTGGCAGTGTATCGGTTCTCTTGTAACAGATTATGAAGCAAGACAGATGATCGCTGTATTACAGTCAACAGTAAATTCTCTTTCAAATAGTCTTACAACAGAAACCACACGCAGAGTACAGGGTGACACACAGCTTTCACTTCGTATGGACACACTTAATTCAAATCTCAATAATGAGATTACGAATAGAGAAAACGCCGATTCAACCATCAATGGAAGAATTGATACTGTTGCCGGTTCTGTAACTACTGAAGCAAACGCCAGAACATCGGCCGATGCATCTATTCAGTCACAGCTTGATGCGGAAACTTATAATAGAGAAACCGCAGATAATACCATCAATGCGAGAATCGATTCGATCGCATCACTTACTCCCGGATCCACCACAGGCGATGCCGAACTCGCGGATATTAGAGTGTGGTACAACGGAAATACTTCTAATACAGCCGGCGATGCCGTAAGAGGTCAGATCGATAAAGTTCTCGATCTCATGGAACAGGCAGACTTGTTTGAATCCCGCAATGTGCTTTATAAAACCACATTCTCATTAGGTGGCACAGGATATTGGCAAGGTGAATTTAACCCCACAAGCGCACAGGCTTATCTTAAGATGTATGATAATGATACATCTGCATCTGTTACAGGCGTGTCTGTTGGTGTTGGTAATGGTTCGACTGTTTCAACATGGCTTATGTATAATGGCGCTGTTCAGAATACACAGATCAATACAACCGCAAAATATCTGATGTTTGGCGGTGGTTCTAAAGTTCAGATGGAAAAATTCTTACAGAGATATAATCTCATGGTGTCTATCGGAACAGGCTTTATTCCTTATGAGGGAGAAACAACTCCGGTTCTTGATAGGATCGAAGAAGCATTTACTTCCATCAACAATCTTAAATATGGCGGTTTTGTTTCTTCTGCTACATATTCCACACTGTTACCGGATCTCGATAATGCGCCGATCTCAACAGCCTTTGTTCTTAATTTCGGTTCCAATGAAACCAAACCGGCACATGTACCCACAGATGTAAACTATTCTATGGCGGTTGTAATTACCTTGGGTTCGCCTTATAAGGTACAGTTCTGGATCGATTCCAATAATATTTGCCGTAGAGATTATGGCGTGTCTTGGTCAGCTTGGAGAACATTATTTAATAAGCTTGATATATACGCGGATCCTTCTACGCTCATGGGATATCTGCATAGATTATCAGGCCAGAGAAGAACCATTTATTTACAGCCCGGTACATATGATATTTATCAGATGTATCTCGATTATTACGGCGCTAATTTCTGGTCTGATTATGCCGGCTATTCCGGAACATCGGATCTCTTTAACGCCGGACTTTATATCAATAATTTGCATCTTATCGGAGAAGGCGGTGTTAAGTTCGTGTTCTCGGGTACTACTTCCGAAGCAATACAGCTTAACTTTGCATCTTTCGTATTATCCGGTGAAGCTTCTATCGAGAATTTCACAATCGATATTGGAGAGAATAAGATAAGAAATGCGATCCACGATGATTTCGCCTATAATGGTTCGGTTATCAGATATGAGAATATCACTTTTGACGGCACACCTTATCGCGATGTAGTGATCGCCGGTGGTTTTCGTTTGGGTTGTTCTTATACATTTAAGAATTGCATCTTTGTTAATAACGATAATATCGAAGATATTTCATACCACTCACACGCAACAGGAACAACAGCAAATAGAATGGTTATCTCTAACTGTCTGGGTTCGAAAGAATGTGTTTTCAAGTATTACGGCACAGGAACCGAGATCAACGAAGTTATCGTTAACAATAGCCAGTTCTCGAAGATCTATAAGAGAGCGCATACATCAGAACCGCATGAGATCGATAACATCAATCTTGTTAAGTATCTGAATGTTGAAACCAACCCATGATTTACAAAACATATTCTGGTGTACTATCATCAGAATATGTTTAATCATCTAGCACAGTTTAATAATACTAAACCCTATCCCGGTGTAGATGCTCGGTTATCTACATCGGGTTTGCTTTGGTTTGCCCGATAGCCACTGGG